CTGATGATTTTGACGATACGAATTTCATGGTTACCTCCGTCCCGTCTAGCACAACCCTTACAGTCGAAATGGGATCGGCCGAAAGTGGATCGGGAGCCAGTACATCCGGAGGAGTAAGAGTTAAACATTTTTATTCTATCGGTCCAGCGGTTGAAGAATCTGCTGCTGGTTGGGGTTTAGGTTTATGGGGTGGTACTGTTGCTGGAGAATTAACGGATACCTTAAATGGAGCTTTAACAAGTGGTTCATCAAGCATTGTTATGGATGACTCAGCTTCTTTTCCTGCATCAGGAACAGTTTTAATTGACAACGAACGTATTGCTTATACAACAAATACAACAGGAACGAATACACTATCAGGATTGACACGAGGTTCGGATAACACAACAGCAGCATCACACAGTGACGAAGCTACAGTAACCGATGCATCAGATTATACAAAATGGGGTGCTTCACAAACAGGAGATATTGTAACTGCTCCTGGTCTCTGGACACTTGATAATTTTGGAAACAAATTAATTGCAACGATTGTCGATGGCTCTTCTTTTGAATGGGATGCCAATGCAGCAGGAGCAACATCAACACGAGCAACAGTTATCTCAGGTTGCCCAACAGCAACAACACAAACTTTAGTCTCTACACCCGATCGACACTTAGTCGCTTTTGGTACAGAAACAACCATTGGTACAACATCAACACAAGATGATATGTACATTCGATGGTCGGACCAAGAATCATTAACTTCATGGGCGCCTACAGCAACCAACACCGCAGGTACACAGCGACTTGCAGATGGTACAAGAATTGTCGGAGCACTTAGAGGTCGTGATGCCATTTACATTTGGACCGATACATCTATGTTTATTATGAGATTTGTAGGTGCACCATTTGTATTTTCTTTTCAACAAGTAGGTACAAACTGTGGACTCATTGGTAAAAATGCGGCTGTGGAAGTAGATGGCTCGGCTTACTGGATGTCAGAAAATGGTTTCTTTAGATATACAGGTCGACTAGAATCATTATCGTGTTTAGTTGAAGATTATGTTTACGATGATATTAACACGGTTCCTAAAAATCATATCTATGCAGGATTGAATAATTTGTTTGGTGAAGTGACATGGTTCTATCCTGGAAGTGGTGCAGCATCTAATAATAGATCAGTGACTTATAACTATATGGATTCATCACCTGAAAGACCGGTATGGACAACAAGCTCATTAGCAAGATCGACATGGGCAGACTCTGCCATTTTTGGCAAGCCGCATGGAACAGAATATGATTCAAGTTCAACAAGTGATTCAACGGTGGGTAATACCGATGGATGTACAACTTACTATGAACATGAAACAGGCAACAATCAAATTAAAGCTGGAACATCTACAGCCATTACTGCTAATATACAATCAGGAGATTTTGATATAGCACAAACACAAGGTGGCGGTGCTGATCTACGAGGTGATGGAGAAAATATAATGAAAATAAGAAGAGTATTACCAGATTTTTTAACACAAACAGGAACAACAAGAGTAACACTTAATTTAAAAAATTACCCAACGGATTCGGAAGCCAGTTCTTCCTTAGGTCCTTTTGATGTTACTTCGTCAACAACTAAAGTAGATACAAGAGCTCGTGCACGTGCGATAGCTTTAAAAATATCGAATACAGGTTTAGCACAACACTGGAAAGTGGGTACCTTTAGATTAGATATACAACCGGACGGGAGACGATAATGCCAGGAGGAGCAGGAACACCAGGAGGATATGGCGGAGGAGCTGGCTTTGGAGGAAGCTCCAGTGGCGGTGGAGGTAGAACCGGCGGTGGCGGCGGTGGCGGCGAAGGTGGAGCTGCAATGCGAGCAGCAGCTCAAAGAGAAGAAATAGCAAGAGCAGCAGCGGCAGCGGCAGCAGCAGAGCAAGCTAGAACAGATGCATTAAATGCTCAAAGAGCAGCACAACAAGCTGCAGAAGGTAGAGTTGATGTAGGCTTTCAAGAAGCATTAAAAAAAACAGCAGACGCTAGACAAAGACAAGAAGAATTTTTAGACACGGGAGACATAGATGCTCTTACAGATTTAACAGGGTTTGATACTGCACCCATAGTAGATATAAGAGATATTCAAGGTGAAGTTACGGATCCTGGATCTGTGTCTTATAATCCATTATTAAAAGTTTTAGATGAGCCTAAGGTTGATGAAGGATTTAAAAGATACGTTAGACAAGTTCAACAACCCATTGCGCCAACACCTAAATCAGGTATTGGTACAACATTAAAAAATGTAGCATTAGGAGTGTTAGCTCCACAATTATTAGCAGGAACTAAATTAGCTCCTCTTTACCGAGGATATAGAACTTACCAAACAGCAAAAAGATTTCTGCCAGAAGGAGTTCGAGAAACTATACGAACAGCATTCACGCCTAACTTAAAACCTAGATTAACAACAGAAACTAAAAGAAAAACAACACCACTTGTTGCTAGTGGTGGAGATGGACAAAGAGTTAAAACGGTAGCAGAAAAAGTAGCTACTGGTGAAGGACTTGAATCAGGAGCAAAATTATTAGGTGTTCAGAATACACAAAAAGCAGAGTTATTTAAACGAAGAAGTATAGTAGAAGATATATTAAGAAAAGGATCCTATCAAGGTAGAAATTTAACATCTGGACAAAGAGATAATTTGATGAATTATATTGAACAAATTAATAAATTTTTAGTACCAGTACAACAAGGAATATAATGGCTAGAATCGTACAATCGTTAACACAACCGTTACTACAATATGATCAACAGGTTCAACAATCTTTTGTAAGAGATGTAGATTCTGTAATACAAAAACTTAACACATCTTTTCAACAAGAAATAAAAGAGGAAGCAGAAGCCATTGCTTTATTTTTAGCTTAATGTCAAACGCATTTGTAAATAAAAAAGTCGATTTAACCAGCACCAGTGCTACAACAATTTATACTGTGCCGACAGCTACAACCGCTGTCATTAAATCTATACTCGTATCCGAAGATTCAGGTAATGCTGATACCATTACTGTAACAATAACCGACACTGATTCAGCTGTTTTTAGTCTATTTAAGACTAAGGCGATATCAGCAAACGCAACATCAGAGCTGTTAACAGGCCCTTTAGTCGCTGAGGAGAGCGAAATTATAAAGGTTACAGCAGCGACTGCCAATAGGCTTCATGTGGTGCTATCAGCCCTTGAAATAAAGCCTAGAGAAGTAACAACATAAGCTTGATTTATTAATATAAATTAAGTAATAATATAAACTCAGGTTAAATCCCTGCCTTAATAAAATAACCAACAATATAACTATGTATAATAAAGATTCAGATTCATTAAACGCAGGCGCTCCAGACATAAGACTATCTGGAAATCAACAGATGGCTTCAATGGAACCTAGCCAGGAGAGTACTTTAGAAGACATCTATTATGAACTAATAGGAATGGGTTTTTCTCCTGAAGAAGCAGCTAAAAGAGCAAGAGAATTTTATGACGAAATGAGCAAAGCACCACAACAAGATTCAGGAATTATGGCATCAGGACCAGGTACTTACACACAACAAAGAAAACAAATGATGGCTGGCGGAGGTATTGCTGGTTTAGAAAAACGTCAAGGATATTTTCTTGGCGATCTAGTTAGAAAAATTAAAGACGATATTATTCCAAATGAAATTAAAGAAAATCCACTATTAACTGCTGCCCTTGTGGGTGGTTCTACAAAATTTTTACCAGAGGGATATGGTCAAGGATGGCTAGGAGATTTATTAGGTAAAGCAGAAGGTGTTCCTGTACTAGGATCTATAGCAGACGTAATGCAGACTACTGGCACTGGTATAACAAATCTTGTAAATATGATTCCGGGAGTAAATTTACCAGGTGGAACAATGACACCTCCGACATTTCCAACGACAATGCCAGGAGGATATGAACTTCCAAAAGAATTACGAGATCTTCCTTCTGCAACTTTAACTAAAGTTTTAGAACTTGCTGGTCTTAATAAAAACGTAGGCAGCGGATCAGGAATATTTTCTAGTGCTTTAAGTCCCTACCTAGGTGAAGGTAAGGATGCAAGAGTCAATCCTCTTTATCCTTTAGGCATAGGTGCAGCAGTTGGTAAATATGTAGAAGGTTTACCTAAAGATGAACTACCTATGGACACAACAAGCATTGATCCAGCAGCTATTGCAGCAGCGGCAAGAGGAACTGATGCAGAAGGTGCAGCAGCAGGATTAAGATTTTTACCAGAACAAGTTACAAGAGCAGCTCAAGGCGGAAGAATCGGAGCACAAGAAGGCGGACTTATGGATTTAGGTGGCATGGAAAAAGATTATAGAAATGAAGGAGGCTTTGTAGCTTTAGGCGGCGAAGAAAAAGCAGATGATGTACCCGCAAGATTAAGTAAAAATGAATTTGTATTTACAGCTGATGCTGTAAGAGGCGCAGGCGGTGGAGACATTGACAAAGGCGCAGAAATAATGGAAGACCTTATGAATAATTTAGAAGGTGCAAGAGGCATGTTCGCTAACGCACAGAAATTACAGAACAGGATTATATAATGGCAATAACACAAGTAGCAAATTTACCACAACAATTTAAACAAGATTTACAACAGGACTATGCAAGACAACTAACTGGCTTGACATCCGTTCCTTTAGATACATCAAGATTTGCACCAACCGTAGCAGCACAAGATGCATTACAAACACAAGCAGCAACATTAGCTGGCTCAGGTGTGGGTGCTTACCAACCTTATTTAACACAAGCTGGAACTTATGGAACACAAGCAGGTACGACAATGGCAGGTGTTTCTCCTTACATTAGCGCAGCAGCAGGTTTAACAGGTACCGGTGCAGGCACGGGAGCAGGATCAATTGCTTCTTACATGTCACCTTATCAAACACAAGTGATTGATGCTTCTTTAGCAGAATTTGATAGACAAGCAGCGATGAGACAACAAGGTATATCAGATCAAGCTGTAGCACTAGGTGGTTATGGTGGCGGCCGAGAAGGTGTTATGCAATCAGAATACCAAACACAATCAGATAGAAATAGAGCTTTACTTCAAGCACAGATGTTGCAACAAGGATACGGCATCGGGCAGCAAGCAAGACAACAAGATTTAATGAATCAATTAACTTTGGGTGGAGCACAAGCAGGCTTAGCTCAAGGACAATTAGGTTTAGGACAATACCAGCAAGGACTTGCTGGCTTGGCGCCTCAATTAGGAAGAGGAGATATTGCAACGTTAGGCCAAGTAGGTGGCATACAACAGCAACAAGCACAAGCTGTATTAGATGCACAAGCGCAAGCTAATCAAATGCAAGCCATGGAACCATATCAAAGATTAGGAACTTATGGTGCAGGCATTGGGCAACTAGCTCAAATGCCTGGAAGTTATCAAACACAAGTAACACCAGATCCAACAGCTTTACAATCAGCACTCGGTACAATGTCTGTTGTTGGAGGAATTATGGGCTCTGGAGCGAATCCATATACAGGTTAATATGAGAACATTAAATAGACCTATGTTTAGAACAGGCGGATCAACTGGCACCGGAATAACTTCTGGTCTAGCACCACGTCAAGGATATGCTGATCCTGCGGGCA